CCTTCTGGAAGCCCTCGTCGTCCGCCTCGCCCCCATCTTCGCCGACGGCCTCGCTGGCCTCATCCGCATCCTGCGGGGCTTTGTGGACGTGGTGGTGGGGCTCTTCACCCTGGACCTGGACCGGGCCCGGCTGGGGGCCATGCGCATCTGGGAGGGGCTTAGGGCCGTCCTCTCCGTGCCCATCCGGGTGGGGGGGGTGGCGTGGGACGCCCTCCGTGGCGGGCTTTCCCAGGCCCTCTCCTTCGTGCGCTCCCTGGCGAGCCCCTTCATGGAGGCCGGGCGGGCCATCGTCCGGGGCCTGGCCCAGGGCATCAAGGCCCTGGCCCTGGCCCCGGTGAACGCCGTGAAGGAGATCGGCGGCCAGGCCCTGGCCACCCTGAAGCGCCTCCTCGGGATCCGGTCCCCCTCCCGGGTTTTTATGGGCCTCGGGGCCATGACGGCCCTGGGCCTCGCCGTGGGCCTGCAGAACATGGCCCCGGCGGTGCAGGAGGCGGCCCGGGCCCTGGTCCCCGCCCTGGAAGTGCCTGCTCCTCGGATGCCGGAGCTTCCGCGGGTTCCTGCGCCGACGGTGGAGGTTCCCCGGGTTCCTGTGCCGGAGGTGCCTGCTCCCCGGATGCCGGAGCTTCCGCGGGTTCCCGTGGTGGCAGTGCCCCAAGCCCCCACTCTGGAAGCGCCCGCCCTCACGGCGCCCGAGCCGCCTGCCCCTTCCCCCGCCCCCGAGCGGAGAGGGGAGAGGCCCGTGGTCCAGGTGCGGATTGAGCGGGTGGAGCTCCCCGGGGTGCGGGACGCGGAGGAGTTCGTGGAGGCCTTGAAGCGGCTCTTCCTGCCCTACGTGGAGGAGGTGTAGCGGTGCCTTACCTGCGCTTCGCCACCGGAGACCGCCTGCGGCTGGACGGGGAGGAGATGCCCGGGGTGGTGGTGGCCGTGGAGGTGGAGGGGGAGAACTCCGTGGAGAGCCTTCCCCGGGAGGGCCGCACCGGGGACGTGCACGTCCTCAGGGGCTACCGGGACTTCCGGGTGCGCATCACCCTTCGCCTGGCGGGGAAGGACCCCCTGGCGGAGGCCAGGCGGCTTCACGCCAAGTTCGCCAAGAGCAAGACCGAGCCCCTGCGGGTGGTCCACCCCCACCTGGCGGCCCGGGGGATAGAGAAGGCCCTCTTCGCCCGGCTCACCACCCGGGAAGAGGGCGGGGAGGACGGGCTCACGGCCGTGCTGGAGCTCACCCAGGTGGAGCCCCGGGAGGCCCTGGCCGAGGCCAACGCCCGGGAGGCCCAGGCCCTGGCCGCGGCCCCCGGCCCCCAGGCGGGCCCCCCGCCGGGGAGCGCCCAGCAGAGGCGGAACGAGGGGAAGGGGGGGCAGGCCCCGCCCAAGCCCCCGGCGATGCTACAGGGCTTCCTGGACGGGCGGCAGAGCGCCCATAGCCTCGTGGGAGGGTCCAGATGAACCTCGTCCACGTTCCCAAACCCGAGACCCAGAAGGGCACCCCCGCGGGCCTCGTCTTCCACGAGAGCCTGCACGTCCCCTGGCGCACCCTGCACCTCCAGGGGCAGGTCTACCTCGAGGGCACGGCCCGCCCCTCCGACGAGGCCACTAAACCCTTCCAGCCTGGGGAGGCGGTGCGGCTCACCCTCGAGGGCCCCCTCTTCCAGGGCGCCCTTCAGGGCCTCCTCTCGGCCACGGAGGGGGTGGCCTGGGGCCTCCCCGAGTGGCGGCGGGAGGTGGGCCCCCAGGGCTTCCAGGACGCGAAGGCCGAGGAGGTGGCCGAGTGGGTCAAAGGCCAGGTGGGGGGGAAGGCCCTCTGGGGCTTCCAGACCGAGCCCAAGCGCCACTACGCCCTCCCCCACGTGCGGGCCTGGGAGGGGGTCCTCATGGTCCTCAAGGCCTGGGGCGTGGAGGCGGTGATGCACGAGCTGGACGGGGGGAGCCTCTACGCTGGGCCCGCGGAGCGAAGCCCCCACTATGGGGTGGTCCACCGGGTGGGGGAGGAGGTGGCCTGGGTGCGCCCCTTGTCCCCGGGCCGCTACGGGCTTCGCATGGCCCCTCTCCCCGCCCTCAGGGTCCTCCACCTGCTGCGGGTGGACCACCCTGCCTACCGGGGGGGGCTCAGGGTGGAGGAGCACCGCCTGGTCCTCTCTCCCAAGGAGGCCTACCACGAGGTGATCGGCCGTGAGGAGTGATGCCCTGAAGACCGCCCTCCGCAGGCTCGTGGAGGCCCTCTGGCCCGAGCTCGCCCACCGCACCCACCTCCCCCACAAGGCCCGGGTGGTGGCGGTGAGGTCCGAGCCCGGGGTGGCGGGGCCTCCCGGGAGCGTGCGCTACAGCGTGGACCTGGAGCCCCTCACCGTGGACGGGAAGCCCGACCCCAGCCGCCCTCTCCTCCGGGACGTCCCCCTGGACGTGCCCTGGATCGGCGGGGGGCGCGGGGTCTACGCCCTCCCCGAGGTGGGGGCCATCGTGCGGGTGGCCTACTACGAGGGGAACCCCGCCTATCCCTATGTGGACGGGGTCCTCTCCGAGGGGAAGGCCGTGGTCCAGGTGGAGCCCGGGGAGTACCTGGTGCAGAAGGACGCCGACACCTGGGTGCGCCTCAGGCCCGACGGGGAAATAGAGGTCCAGGCCGCCCCCGGGGTGGTCCTCCGCTTGACGCCGGGGGGCACCGTGGAACTCTTCGGCACCGCGGTGGTGCGGGTGGACGCCCCCCGGGTGGAGCTCGCGGGCGGCGGCCCTCCCGTGGCGAGGGTGGGGGACCCGGTGCAGGTGGGGGCGGCCATCGGGGTAATCATCGGCGGCAGTTCCAAAGTCTTTTCTGGGTGAGCCGTGTACCGGGACTGGCTTTTTGAGGACGGAGACTTCCGCTTCACCCCCAGGGGGGACGCGGCCCTGGCGGAGGGCCTGCAGGTGGTGCGCCAGGACCTCCTCGCCCGCCTCGTCTCCCCCCGGGGGAGCCACTGGGCCTTCCCCCAGGAAGGAAGCGCCCTCCCCGACTACGTGCAGGCGGCCCTGGACGAGCTCACCCGAGTGGAGGTCCTGCAGGAGGCGGAGCGGACCTGCCTCGAGGACGCCCGGGTGGAGGAGGCCCAGGGGGAGTGGACGGCAGGAGGCCTCCGCCTCACCCTGCGCCTCTCGGGGGAGGCCCTGAGGCTCCTCCTCCCCTGGCCCTTGGAGGTGAAGGGTGCCTGAGCTTCCCCCTCTCCCCACCCTGGAGGAGGAGACCCAGAGGCTCCTCGGCTTCCTCCCCGAGGGCTTCCCCGTGCGGAACCCCGACGCCTTCAGCGCCTTCGGCACCTACCTGCGCCTCGCGGCCCAGGCGGCCCTCGAGGCCCGCGCCTTCACCCGGGAGCTCGTCCCCCAGCTCTTCGTGGTCACCGCCACCGGCGCCTGGCTGGACGAGCACGCCAAGGGCCTGGGCCTCGCCCGCAAGGAGGCCCGGGGGGCGAGGCTCCGCTGCCGCGTCCTCGCCTCCGCTCCCGGCACCTTCCCCCCGGGGGCCCTCCTGGGGGTGGGGGAGCTCCGCTACCGAGCCGAGGGCCCCTTCGCCCCGGACGCCCCCGTGGAGGTCTGGAGCGAAGGGGTGGGGTCCCGCTACAACCTCCCCCCGGGGACCCGCCTCCTCCCCGTTACCGTGGTGGGGGGCCTCGAGGCCCTGGAGGTGGAGGAGGTCCTGGAGCCCGGCTTGGACCGGGAGACGGACGAGGAGCTCCGGGCCCGCCTCATCCTCGCCTGGCCCGCCTTGGGCCGGGGGAGCACCTACCACGCCTACATGAGCTGGGCCCTGGAGGACCCCGAGGTGCGGAAGGTCCAGGTCATAGACGACCACCCCCGGGGCCAGGGCACCGTGGACGTGGTCATCGCCCCTGCCCGGGGCCTCCCTTCCCCCGAGCTCCTCGCCCGGGTCCAGAGGGTGGTGGACGAGCGGCGGCCCCTCACCGTGGACGCCCTGGTGCGGGCCCCCCGCCCCCGGCCCCTTGACCTCGTCCTGCGCCTCCACCGCCTCCCGGGAAGCCCCTCCCTCGAGGCCTGGCGGGGCTTCGCCCTGGACTTCCTGAACGGGCTAAACATCGGGGAGACCTTCTGGCCCTCCCGCCTCATGGACTTTTTGCACGACCGGGGGGGCCTCGAGGCGGTGGAGGTCCTCACCCCGGCCGCCCCCGTGGTCCCGGCCCAGGACGAGCTCCTCGTCCCCGGGGAGGTGAGCGTAGTTGAGTGAGCTCGCCGAGGCCTTCTACCGCCATCTGCTGTCCCTCCTCCCCCCGGGGCGCTACCCTCGGGAGGGCGGGGCCGCGGACGGGACGGTGCGGATGCTGGGGGCCCTGGAGGCCTCCGCCGTGGAGGAGACCCTGGCCCTCTTCCGCCAGGCCCTGCCCCAGTACGCCGAGGGGAAGTTCCTGGAGGAGGTGGGGCGGGGGAGGGGGCTGTCCCCGTTCCGGGAGGAGTTGGAAGCCGCCTTCCGGAATCGGGTGGTGTATGCCACGCACTTCTGGCTCCTCGGGGGCACCCTGCCCGGGATGCGTCTGTGGCTGGAGGCGGCGGGCTACGAGGCCCACATCCACGAGCACTTCCGAGACGACCCCTCCATCTGGGCCGAGTTCTCCCTTTACCTCTGGCCCTACCGCCCAGAGTTCACCACGGACCGTTGGGACGACGGGGTGGGAGCGTGGGACGACGACACCTCCTGGGACTACACCCTAAACGGGGTGGAGCTGGAACGCATCCCCGCCCTGGTGCGGGAAGTGAAGCCCGCTCATGCCCGCGTGCGATCCATCTACTACATCCCGGGGCCCCGAGATGTTTGGGATGACGGAGCGGTGTGGGATGAAGACGGCGATGTCTGGGGTCCTGAGCCCATACAGATATACCCATAGGAGGTAAGGATGCCGAAAAGACTAACACCTGAAGACCGCTGGGAGACTGACTTTGAAGTGCCTGTCCCAGGTGAGGGGCGGCGCATCGGGCCGCTGGAGGTGCTCTTCCAGCGCCTTCTGAACCGCACTGAGCGCCTGAAAAACCGCGTTGCGGACATCCTGGGCCTGCCCTGGGACGCCACGCCGCCAGACACGCTGGCCGGGCTCGCGGGGCGTGTAGGCACCTTGGAAACCAATCAGGGTGGCACAACCCTCTCTGCCCACCGCACCGCCCCAGTATTAGACCACCCGGACGGCAGTGTCACGGCAGCGAAGCTAGATGCGGTCCGCAACGCCCCTACCATCACGCCTTCCCCCGGAGACTGGCTCCTCGGGGGGCTGGCTAGCGGTACCGGGGTAGGCAAGTTGCCCATCGGCCAAGCCAACGGCGTGCCCCTCCTCAATGCCAGCGGTGCCCTCGCGAGCGCCGACGCGTACCTGAGCAGGGGGTCTGTGACCAGCGCCGTAGACTGGAACACCCTCACCAATGCGGGTACATATGAGATAGCGAGCGGGGCCTTCGGCACCGGCAGCGCCAACACGCCGCCCGCCGTGACCCAGCAGGGGCACCTGCTGGTTCTCAAAACATCGGGGGCCACCACCCAGGTGTACGTCCCTAAAAGCGCCGACCCTGGCATCTATTGGCGGCAGTACGCCGGGGGCACCTGGTCTTCCTGGGCCACGGCCAGTGTGATGTATGGGTCCAACTCTAACGGCTCCTACATTCGGTTTGCGGATGGAACGCAGATATGCTGGGCCTCGCACGACCCGACATCGTTCGGGAGTATGCAAACCGGAACGGACACCAACTACAAGTACAAGAATAAAACATGGGTCTACCCTGCCGCCTTCGCCGCCGCTCCTATAGTTACCGCAGGTGGTGATGTAGCGGGAGCGAGGGTGGATGTCATAAACGTCTTTGGGACTGACCCAACCGGATGCACCCTGGAGGCTGGGCAATATAACACTACCGCCGTGGATGTTAGTGCATTCTACACCCTCGCCATTGGGAGGTGGAAATGATTCGGGTTAGGTACATTCCAGAGTTAGGGTTGCCAGGTCAAGCCCTGCATTATAGCTGGGCTGGGAGGGTCCTCACCGCCACCTTATACCGGGGTGAGGAGGTGGTGGGCCAAGAGACCTACGACCTCTCCGTCCTCCAGCCTGGTGATGAAGTGGACTGGGTGGAGCCTGAGACGCTCCAGTTCTCCCCTCTCATCTCTGCCCGGTGCGCCGAGGACAGGACGCTGGAGGTGGTCCTCCTCCGCTGGTATGAGGGGGTTGAGCCCCCTGAGTTGGGCGAGGAGGTGCTGGATGGCTAAGCTCATAGTAAAAACCCGAAAGGACCGCCTCCGGGAGGCCTGGGCGGCTCTCCGGGCCGAGCGGGACCACCGCCTGGCCGAGACGGACTGGATCGTGGCCCG